TTGCCAGGTATTGGGATCATGTACTACTATCAAGTTGCCGGAACGAATGCGTCCGGAACCGGGGTTTACAGCACGATCGCTCAAATGGTGGCGGCCCCTCCAAGCGAGATGTCTTTATATGAGCTTCGTTTGAGGAGCCAGCAAACCGCCGACCGAGTGAATAGTGACTACATAACTACTGGAGAGTGGAACGCGTTCATTGGGCTTGCGATGTACGAGCTCTATGACCTTTTGGTCGGCGCGTATGACGAGAATTACAATCTACAGATAGCGACCATCCTGACCAACGGATCTCAATCTTCCTATCCGCTACCAGACGGGGTGACGAACTATCTCGGTGGAAGTTATCCGAGTGGGACTGGAACGCCTTCGCAGGCATTCTACAAACTCACTGGCGTTGACTTAAACGTAAACACCTCAAACATAACTCCTTCTCGCGTCACTCTTCTAAAGTACGATTTCATTAAGCGGAATCAATACGTATATCCGAACTCCACTTCGACGATCTACGGAATCTACAATCTACGGTATCGTCTCGAGGGAAATAAGCTGTACCTTATCCCGACGCCTGCCGGAAATCAGACGCTCACTATCTATTACTGTCCGCGGCTTCCTTCGCTGCTCAAGGATACTGATCTAACCACGATCGGCACTTCTGGATGGCTTCGGTACGTGATCGCACGCGCCGCAAAGTACGCAATCGACAAAGAGCAAGAGGGTGGAAACACCGATAAGCTTGATGCAGAACTTTTATTCCTGAAGACCCGCATTGAGCAGATGTCGTCGAACCGGGACATTGGCGTTGCGGATACGATCTCCGAAACCCGTTCCGATTCTGTCTATGGCGGAACGAATTGGGGCGGCGGAACTTCAGGAGGCTGGTAAAGTAAATGAGCCTCCCCCAAAAACTCCCAATCGATCTGATGCAAACGAAGTGGGCAGCGCAGCTAAACCCATTACTATCCAACCTTCTAACCCAGGGTTCTCTCCTTATTAATGTGCAGCTCATCAACGGGGTGACCGTCGTGAATCACCTTCTCGGAAGAAAAATGATGGGATGGATGATCGCAGACCAAGACGCTGCGGCATCAATCTATCGTTCTGCACCACTCAATGACCAAACCCTTACGTTAACCTCAAACGCGGCGACCATCGCTAGATTGTGGGTGTTCTAGTGATGTTGTCACCGAATATGACTCTCCCGATTTCAACGATCGGAGTAGACACCGGATTAAACTGGGAAACGAACCTAAACGCGTCTCTGTCTATTATTGATGGACACAACCACTCCGTTGGTCAGGGCGTTCAGATCCAGCCCAATGGGCTCGACATCAATGCCGACCTTTCGTTTCAGGGTAACAACGCTACTCTTCTTCGTTCCGTAAGGTTTTTGTCACAAAGCGCGGTTCTATCCGGGTCATCTGACGTCGGTTGCATCTACGTCGTTGGAAATGAACTTTATTACAACGATCTCACGGGCGGACATAACGTTCAGATCACTAATAATGGGAACGTTAACGCGGGTGCGGGATCTATCTCTGGGCTCCCGTCGGGAACGGCTTCAGTTTCTTACTCGGCAGGGACATACGTATTCCAAAGCGCGACCAATACGGCGGCGAACCTAGATGGCGCTTCTGTCATCTTCAGAGACACCACCGCGAGCTCAAACGGGGTGACCGTCTCGGCTCCGTCCGCACTGGCCGCCAATTATACCATCACGTGGCCTTCCGGAGCCCCAGCATCCACGCTCCCAGTAAGCATGGACACGTCGGGAAACCTGTCGGCAGCTGCGATTACATTCGCTCAGCTGGCGGCGGCGGTTCAACAAGCCCTTAATCCATCCGGAAGCATAATCGCTTACGGTGGGGCGTCGGCTCCTGCCGGATACCTTATCTGCGATGGATCTGCGGTATCTCGGACGACCTATTCAGCTCTTTTTTCCGCAATCGGAACCGCAAACGGGATCGGGGATGGAAGCACTACATTCAACGTTCCAGATTGCCGAGGGATGTTCCTTCGTGGAGTTACTGGAGCAAGCGCAAACGATCCAGACGCGTCTTCGCGTACTGCCGTCAATGGCGGTAACTCCGCGAACAACGTCGGATCGGTCCAAGGGTTTCAGATCCAGAGCCACATCCACAACCAAGGCGCTGGATCTGGCGGTTCGCTTGGCATTCCACAGGCAAATAACGGCATTACCCCGTTTACTAATACGACGGCTACCGGTGGCGATGAAACGCGTCCAATCAACATTTACGTAACCTATTGCATTAAGACCTGATGATTGCGAAACAACCCGTCAGCCTTAATTTCGGACAAGGCCTCGACACAAAGACGGACCCCTGGCAGGTCCAGCCTGGGAAGATGCTCGCTCTCGAGAACAGCATTTTCACTAAGGGCGGCCTCCTTCAAAAAAGGAACGGTTACGGCAGTCTTCCGGCGCTTCCTGGAATTTTCCCATATCTCACCACTCTGAATGGGAACCTAACTGCCATTGGTTCAACGCTTCAGGCTTTTTCGCCTGGATCAAATCCATGGGTTAAAAAGGGAAGCTTTCAGCCTCTCAGCCTCTCGGTTCTTCCGGTTTCAAGGTCTGCGGTCAATCAAATCCAGTGCGATTCGGTGGTTTCGACAAACGGTCTCGTTTGTACGGTCTACACCGAGCTTAATAACAGCACTCATTCCTATAAATACTCGGTCCAAAACTCTACCACCGGACAAAACATAGTGGCTCCAACTGTGATTCCCGTTTCATCCGGGGTAGTGACCGGATCGCCTCGCGTATTCCTTTTGGGCGGATATTTCATCATAGTTTTCACTAATGTAATCTCCGCCGTATCGCATCTTCAGTTTATTGCCGTTTCAACTTCAAATCCCGCCGTTAAGACAGCGAATGCAGACATAGCGTCCGCGTATATCCCGGCAACAACCCTCTCTTGGGATGGATACGTGCTCGGAAGTAAGCTTTTCATCGCTTACAACACAACGACCGGCGGACAAGAGATCAAAGTCACCTACCTTACCCAATCTCTTACGGTTGTCTCTCCTCAATCATTCTCCGGATCTATTGCGACAATGATGAGTGTTTGCGCGGATCAAACTGTCCCGTCTCATCCAGTTGTCTACATTGTATTCTACGACTCTGCATCGAGCACCGGATATGCCGCCGCAGTAGACCAGAACTTAAACAAGGTCATGACTCCAACCGAGATCATCTCGGCGACGACCGTTTACAATATCACTTCGGCGGCTCAAAACGGGGTCGTAACCGCTCTTTACGAGGTTTCAAACCAATACTCTTACGATTCATCTATCGCGTCGAACTTCCTTAATTCAGTTTCTGTCACAAAGCCTGCTACGGTAACCACGGGAACGGTTGGGTCAACTGTATCGTTCCTTCGTTCGGTTGGACTAGCGTCCAAGGCGTTCATCATGAACGGAGTCATCTACGTTCTCGGTGAATATGCGTCCACCTTACAGTCGACTTACTTCTTGTTTGATTCGCTTGGAAACATCATCTCAAGGTTTGCATACGAGAATGGAGGGGCTTCGCTCGTTACAAGCGCGGGCTACCTTCCGGTTGGACTCCCGCAGGCGCAGGTCATCGGAACACAGGTCAATATCGCCTATCTTTATAAAGACCTGATCGAGTCACAGAACACGCTTGGACTCGTTCAAAGCATTGGTCCGGCTGGGGCGTCCAACATCTACTCCCAAACCGGGATTAATTTGGTTTCAATCAACTATACCTCGTCGACGCTATCCAGTTCCGAGATCGGACTTAATTTAAACCTCTCCGGAGGAATGCTCTGGGCCTATGACGGTCAGACGCTTCAAGAGCAGGGTTTCCACGTATTCCCAGACAACGTTGAATTAACCGCGTCGACCACCGGTGGACTTCTTACGGCTCAGCAGTATTACTATCAGGTCGTCTATCAGTGGACCGATTCGCAAGGAAACATCATTCAAAGCGCTCCGTCTGTTCCGGTAACCGTTACCACAACTGGATCTACGTCATCCGTAACCGTAAACATTCCGACGCTTAGGTTGTCTTATAAGTCTGGCGTTAAG